AATAAACCGCAAAGCGCATGACTTGATTAATAACGGCAAGATTGCGGCTAGGATAGAAGAGCTAAGAGCTCCTATAGTAGAACGGGTCAGAATCACGTTAGAAAGCCACCTAGACGAGTTAGAAAGGCTCAAAGATATCGCACTACAGAAGGACAACATCAACGCAGCCCTGACCGCTGAGATGGGTCGTGCAAAAGCAGCGGGACTATACGTCACAAAGGTAGAGAGCAAGACAGAGCTGACCGGACCAGAGGGCGCTCCTGTTAAGTTTGTAATAGATGAAGCTATCAGTAACCTAGCAATGCGTATACGCTCGAAAGAGCTATGACAGATGTCCTTGAGCTAATAGAAGAGAACTCAGCGAGTCTCGGAGACTTAGATAAGATAGCTTACGGCGCGCATCTCAATTGGTTATCGAGAGCCAAGTATTACCAAATAGCTCCGCCGTTAGAACAAGATTGGACTCACTGGCTGGTTATAGCAGGACGCGGAGCCGGTAAGACACGCCTAGCGGCAGAGACGCTATGGTGGTGGGCTTGGAGTAACCCTAACTGTAGATGTCTGATCCTTGCGCCTACGGCTAATGACTGCCGATTGACCTGCCTAGAAGGCGAATCAGGATTGCTCAGCGTAATACCGCAGGAATTGGTATTGGATTACAACAAGACTGACATGACGGTATTTCTGAAGAATGGCTCTCAAATTAGAGCTATTTCCGCAGATACGTATGAGCGTCTACGGGGCCCGCAGTTTAGCTATGCGTGGTGCGATGAGTTGGCTGCGTTTCAGTATCTTGAGGAAGCGTGGGATATGATGATGTTTGGGCTGCGGTTAGGTAAAGCACCGCGTGTCATTGTTACGACTACGCCTAAGCCCAAGGATAAGTTGATTGAGCTGATGGATTCGCCTGATAGCATTGTAGACACAGCGAGTACCTATGAGAACATTGATAACCTGGCGCCGACTTTCCAGAAGCAGATTCTCCAGTACGAGGGCACGCGGCTGGGGAGGCAGGAGCTACACGCCGAGCTTATTGATCCTGAAGAGTCAGGAGTGGTCACTAGAGATATGTTCCGTCTCTGGCCTAATGGTAAGCCACTGCCTGATTTTGAATACATTATCCAAAGCTATGACTGCGGATTCAAAGACAAAGAATACAACGACCCTACTGCAGCGACTACTTGGGGGTGCTTCAAGCCGCTAGACGGTCCTATGGCTGTTCTATTGATAGATTGCTGGCAAGAGAAGCTAACCTTCCCTGATCTCAAGCCTAAAGTCATTGAGGAGTATCAGAACAGCTATGGCGATGGTAAGAAGCAGAAGCGGCCTGATTTGATATTGGTTGAGGATAAAGCCGCAGGGATCTCGCTCATACAGGAATTGCAGCGTGCCCACTTGCCGGTAAGGGGATGGAACCCTGGGCGGGCAGACAAGATGCAGCGATTACAAATTGCGGCTACTGTTGTGGCTGCCGGTAGAGTGTGGTTACCTGAAAGTTCTGTTAAAATGGGTTATGTGAGAGACTGGGTAGAGCCTATGCTTTCCCAGCTATGTTCGTTCCCTGAGTCCAACCACGATGACTTTGTGGACTCGACTAGCATGGCATTACGGTTTCTGAAGGATACGGGATGGCTGGAGATTAACCCGCCGCCGAGAGAAGACGATGAGTGGTATGCAGATGACGCGGCGCCTAAACGAACCAACCCATACGCGGTGTAACTATGAATATCTCAGACGAACTAGAAAGAATACTCGGTGAAATGGACGAGGACGAGAAGCGTAAAGCTGAAGAGTCCAACACCGCTAAGCAGATGGCTCTGCTCGCTGAGGGTGGCACGCCTATAGGCGCGACTAAGAAAACGCCTACAGGCGCGAATGATCTTATTCATGAGCTAAGAGCGCAGATGTACGGAGCTGATCCCGCCAATACCAATATGCCTAGTCAGCAGGACTTCGCTACTCAATTAATGCAATACCTCTCGCATATCTATTTCCCCGGCTTGGTACAGCAAGGACAGGCTAACGTGCCGACAGCGGCTCAGGGCGATTATGCAGACGTTCCTAGCCATGCGAACGGGGGAAGCATCGGATATCACCAGCCTGGAAGCCTAGAGCAGAATATGCTGGAGTTAGGCGGCCACAGAGCGTTGCCTATCATTATGGCGCTGCATAAGGCTGCGGGTGGGAGTATTGACCTCCCAAAGTTTGACGTCGGTGGTGGCGTGATGATGGACAGTGATCCGTCTATTCCCAATCCATCGACTGCTCCATCATTGGCTGAACAGATACCAACAGGACTTACACAAGACGGCGTACCACAGTTGGCCCCCGTACACTCACCCACAGTCAAGCGCGATGAGGTTCCTTGGTATGATCCTCTGGTTGGGGCTGCTGATGTTGGCAAGACCTTGCTAGGCGGTGCTGTGGGCATGGTTCCTGCGGCAATCGAGACAGGCGCTAGAGTGCTAGGTGGCAGTCCTATGAAAGCCGAAGACATCTATGCCCAGGCATTAGGTCATTACACGCCTGACCTGATGACGCAAAGCGGTAAGAATATGGGCGAGGATCTGGCCGGCTTTATGGAGCGTAACAAGATCCCGTTGGCATTGCCTGAGCTATTGCCGTTTGAGGAAGCTTTAGTATCTGGGGCTAGTGAAGCTATCAGAAAGAGCAATCAAGCATTGAAGTCAATGACACCGCCACCTGGCACGTTGGCGATGAACGTTTATCATGGAACACCACACAAATTTGAGAAATTCGACGCAAGCAAGATTGGAACAGGTGAAGGAAATCAAGCACGCGGGTATGGATTATATTTAGCAGAATCTCCTAAGACAGCTGAATTCTATAAAGACACATTAACTCCATCTCAAGAATTTGTTAATAATGAGCCTATTAACTATGACAATCCAATGCACATATTGGCGGCAAGATTGCGAGATAATGGCGGTGACTTGGCTGAAACAAGAGAAGCTTTAGAAGGTTTAGCTACACCTCTTCAAGGGAAGTCAAAAATAACTGTTGATTTAGGAAAAGAAGCTTTAAAGTTTTTTGATAATGGCGAAAGACCGGTTTTGAAGACTGTGAAGTCTGATAGTAATTTCTATCATGTAGATCTACCTGATGAGCACATTGAAAACATGTTGGATTGGGATAAACCAATAAAAGAACAATCAGAACTTGTAAAAAATGTAGCAAATAGTTTATTGCCAAAAATAAAACAAACAAGTCCTTATTTCGACCTAAATAAGGTTACCGGTAAAGATTTATACAGATCTTATCAACAGTATCGCGGGAATCATCCAGAGTTTGCTAGCGAAGGATTAAAAGAGAATGGAATATTTGGCATAAAGTATTTAGATCAAGACTCTCGACATGCGGGGGAGGGAACGCGTAATTTTGTAGTGTTTCCCGGCAATGAAGATAAAGTAAAAATCCTGACGCGCAATGGCGTGCCAGTAAATCCTACAGAATTAACACCTGAGCAGCGTCAGGCTAACTTTGAAGCATTTAAAGCGGCTAGTGCAGACCCAAGGCAGTATTATCATGGTTCGGTACATAATCCTAATCCTGCTCTTGGTGAAACTGTAAAAGATATGAATGACCTGCTAACATCGGGCGGCATTACACAATTTAGAAATCATGCTAATTCTGGAATGACATTTGTGTCACCAGATCCAAAGTTTTCCGAAAGATTTGCTGGATTAGATGAATTTGGAAATCCTCAAAAGTCTCAACTATTTGGTATGCAACGTGGAGCTATGTATCCAGTTCACGTTCAAGTAAAAAATCCGTTTGATTATGAAAATCCAGAACAAGTAAGCAATTTAACTGATGAAATGAAGTCATTCAGTGGAATATTAAAAGATTCTGGTTTTTATAATGCAAAACCTGAAAAACAAAAAGAAGTTGCACAAAAATTACTATCAAGCGGAAATTGGAAATATATTGAAGACCCAGAAGTTTTAGCTGCGGCTAAAAGACTTGGGCATGATGGAATGTATATGGAAGAGCAAAGAGTTAAAAATCTCGGAGTGTTTGATCCTAAGAGAATTAAATCGTCTATTGCCAATCGTGGTACATACGACATTACAGAACCCCACATGAGTAAAGCACAAGGCGGCGCAGTATGAGCGATGACATCCAAGAAAACGAAGACGGCAGCGCAGACGTAACTCTGCCTGATGACGATCTAGACATTGAAGAGCAGCCTGACGGTTCTGCTATTGTCCACATGGACTATAAAGGTCCTGAAGAGGACGCTGACTTCTACGAGAACCTTGCTGAGACCATAGATTCGTGGGATCTAAGCAAGATGGCTCTGAAGTATATGGATTTCATCAGCAAGGATAAAGAGGCGCGTGAAGACCGTGATAAAAAATACGAAGAGGGATTACGTCGTACTGGTCTTGGTAACGATGCTCCAGGTGGCGCTCAGTTTGAAGGGGCCTCAAAGGTTGTACACCCAGTTATGGCGGAGGCCTGTGTGGATTTCGCTTCCCGTGCAATCAAGGAACTGTTTCCTCCGGACGGACCTGTCCGTACAAAGATTCTAGGCGAAGTCACTGAGGAAAAGCAAGAGGTAGCTGACAGAAAGCGTGACTTTGTTAATTGGCAGCTCACAGAGCAGATTGAAGAGTTCCGTGATGAGCAGGAGCAGTTGCTGACTCAGTTGCCTTTAGGTGGGTCGCAGTTCCTCAAGATCTGGTATGACGAGCACAAGCGCAGACCTTGTGTGGAGTTTGTGCCGATTGATAACATCATATTACCGTTTGCTGCTGCCAACTTCTATACCGCTCAGCGTGTAACTGAAGTTCAAGACATCACAGAATATGAGATGGAGTCTCGTATCCGCCGTGGGCTGTATCGAGATGTGAACGTCATCCGCGCCACGATGGAGCCGGAGATGTCTCACGCCGAGAAGGCGAACAACAAGATTGAAGGCAACAAGTACCAAGACAACAAAGACGGATTACGTCGTGTATACCATGTGTATACGTGGTTAGAGCTGGAAGAAGATACGCGCACAGACGGCGAGATGGCTCCTTACATTCTGATGATTGACGAGTTGGATTCAGAAGTATTGGGTTTGTACCGCAACTGGGAAGACGGTGACGAGACAATGACCAAACTAGATTGGATGGTCGAGTTTAAATTCATTCCTTGGAGAGGTGCATATGCTATTGGTTTACCTCATCTTATCGGAGGTCTTTCTGCCGCTCTTACTGGTGCCCTTCGCGCCCTTCTGGATACGGCGCACATAAACAACTCAGCAACGATGCTGAAGCTCAAAGGCGCTAAGATCAGCGGCCAGAGCCAGAGCATTGACGTCACGCAGGTAGTAGAGATTGAAGGCGCTGCGGGGGTAGACGATATCCGTAAGGTTGCTATGCCGTTGCCGTTCAACCCACCCTCGCCTGTCCTGTTCCAGCTATTAGGATGGCTGACAGACTCGGCTAAGGGCGTTGTGACTACGGCTGAAGAGAAGATTGCTGACGCGTCCTCTAATATGCCCGTGGGAACAACTCAGGCATTGATTGAGCAGGGTGCGGCGGTATTCTCTGCTATTCACGCACGCCTACACGCCTCGCAAAAGAAAGTCCTGATGATCATCGGACGTATCAACCGATGGTATTTGGATGACCAGCAGCGCGGTGACATGGTTGCGGATTTAGAGATTGAGCGCTCTGACTTCAACCGTAACAGCGACATTGTTCCTGTCTCTGATCCCCATATCTTCTCTGAGACGCAGCGTATTGCTCAGATGCAGTCTGTGATGCAGATGGCGGGTCAGTATCCGCAACTGTTTGATATGAAAGCAGTGGTCTCGCGGATGCTCAAGCAGTTGAAGGTGCCTGACGTTAATGAGCTTATGCCTGACTCTGCCAAGCCGCAGGAGATGGACGCCGCGGAAGAGAACGCCGCTATGGCGCTTGGTCATCACGCGTTTGCCTATCCCAATCAGGATCATCTGGCGCACATTCAGGCACATATGGACTTTGGATTGGATCCTGTATTGGGTGGCAACATCTTGATGGGCCCGCAGTTCATTCCTGCTGCGCTTGAGCATATCAAGCAGCACTTGACATTGTGGTATCGTGACCGCATGGGCGCACACTCAGGCAACAAGACGTATACGTTTGAAGATGGCGACATGAAGAAGGATGTTAAGAAAATTGATCATCAGATTGCTGTTGCTGCCGAGATGGTTAAGGCTGAGAGTCAAGTGATGATGCCTGTCATTCAAGCGTGTCAGCAGATGATCCAGATGTTGCAGCAGTTCTCGCCTCCTCAGCAGCCGCCTCCTGATCCCGCTTCTCAGGCGATGTTGCAAGCTTCTATGGCTGAGACCCAGCGTAGAACCCAGCGCGATCAATTAGATATGCAGATGAAGCAAGCAGAGTTGCAGGCGCAATTGCAGCGTGAGCAGCAGAAGAACCAGATAGAAGTGATGGAAGCCCAGAAGAATCGGGATATTGAGGTGGCTCTGAACGCGGAAGATAACC